CCTGTTCCCTCACGGCGGCGGTCGAGATCATGAGGGTCGCCCCAGCGGGATGGTACCGGTACGACCTTGTTTGGCATAAGACTACCCCTACCGGTTTTCTTAACGCCAAGAAAAATCCATTAAGAAATCATGAGTTGATACTTATCTTCTCACCTATGCCACTTGGGAAGCATACATATAATCCCCAAAAGACTTATGGTCATGTCAGGAAAGTATCCAAGGCCTCCAGTAAAGTGGGATGCAAGGAAACGGAATTATATGGCAAAGCCGGTCTCACTACATACGATAGCACGGAGAGATACCCGCTATCGGTCATGACATTTAAGACAGACAGGCAAAAATCAGCCATCCATCCCAACCAGAAGCCGGTGGAGTTACTAAGATACTTGATACGAACATACACGAATCCGGGAGATGCGGTAATGGATCCGGTAGCCGGGAGCGGAACGACAGGGATAGCGGCTTACGAGGAGGGAAGGGACTCCCTGCTTGTGGAGATAGACCGTCAATTCTTTGATGAGATGATAAACAGATTTAATAACAATAACATTAAAATGGATAGAATATGAATAAGATTGAAGAACTGGAAAAACAGTTAAACGAAGAAATAAGCAAGATACAAGTTAATCTAAAGGAGAAGCACAAATGGATTGTTGGAAAATATGTCAAATATAATGATTCTCTTATAGCAAGAATAGATGATATACATCATATTCCTATGCTTTCTAAGAATGGCTATACAAATTATTTAAAATCAGATGATTTTATTTTCGTAAACGGCACTGTAGTTCGTTACTCTGTCAATAGTAATTGCTATTCTTTAGCAAAAGAAAGAATACAAGTGCAGATAAAAGACATAATAGATATGCCTGATGAGGAATTTGAGAATCTGGTAGAACGGTTGTTCAGTGAGGCAAAAAAGAACTTACTATGAGCTTATTTGTATGCGCTAAATGCGGTTGCATTGATAATACCGCTACGTCTAGTTACTGGATGTTGACAAACGAGTATATGGTGGACAAATTCGAGTATGCCAAGGAACTACAGCCGTACAAGGGCATGGGGCTGTGCAGCGAATGCGGGAGGCTGGCTACCAGCCCTGACGGCCGTGATGTCGTGGTGCCCGGAAAATGGCACGGGAAGTTCCCGAAGAAGAAAGCTACCGAAGAGCAGATGAAGAAAGTAGGATACAAAAATTTAATAAGATAAATAAAGAGAATATGGCAATAATAGGAATAGATTTCGATGGGACATGCGTGACAGACTTATTCCCTTATGTAGGAGACAATATCGGAGCCGCTAGCGTATTGAGGAAACTAGCTGATAAGAATCTTCTGATATTATATACGGTAAGAGATGGTAAATATCTACAGGATGCCGTGGACTGGTTTAAATATAATCATATCAATCTGTATTCGGTAAACTACAATCCTGAGCCAGTATCATCATCACCAAAATTGTATTGTGATTATTATATAGATGATAGGAATATCGGCACTCCACTTACGGATAAAGGATATGTTGATTGGAATAAGATGTTGGTGCTATTAAGGCAAAAGAACTTATTATGAAGATAATAAAAATGAATATCAAAAGATATAAGGAGATTATAAGAAAAAAGGATATACTAACACGAGCCTTATCAGAGGCTCGTAAATTAAACAAATCAATAATATGGGAATGAAATATCATACTAGAGCGGAGATCGAATGCACCCCGGAAGAATGTAAGCTAATTGACTCATTAAATAGATTAGCGAAGAAATGGGAAAAGGACGGCAAACGTCTTTGGTTGTATTCCGCTAGTGGAGTTCTTACCGTTATGATGCATGGTGATAGGGAAGATAACCCTATACCTGAGATGCTTCCTAACGCAGGTACGAATCCGGATAATATTATAACTACAGTTTTAGGAATAGATAATGATGGAGGAGATTGGTAATGATACGTGGAAATAAGTTATACATAAATATCACAAACCATTGTGATGTATGTTGCCCATTTTGCTGTATGAAATCAGATGGCAAAAAGCAATCATTCATGCACTTTGATACTATCCATAAAATCATGAAAGATATGGATGGACAATATATAGTGCAATTAGAAGGAGGAGAACCTACCACACATCCACAATTCTATTTGTTCATGGAATATATCTCCACGCTCGAAAAGGTGGAAGAGATCGTGATAGACACCAATGCCTTCACGCTCGACAGGCATATCGACAAGATCGCCGAAATAGCGGTAAGGAACAAGAAGAGGATAACCGTGAAGTTATCTTACAACACTTACCTTAAAACGGTATTCAGCCATAAGTTTGTCATTAAATTCGCCAATTATCTCAAGAACATCATCTCGGCTTGTGAGTTTATATCATATGTGAATTTTGCCATAAACGTAAGAGGATATACCGATAAGGAGCTAGATACGCTTAAGGACGAACTACCGCAAGAAATGATAGACATATCAAGCTTCCACCTATTCAACTCCTACGGCAGGGCTGAAAATGACAAATCTCTTCCATCTTTGAGGATAAACGACGTGTATGACGAATGGCGTTGTTACGCTTCTGATGGCGAGTGTTTTGGACGTGACCTTGAAAAGAGGGCAAAACATGAATCTAAATTATAATAAAATGAATGCATTGAAATTTCAAAATATACGAGAGAAGAGGCAAGAATGCTTCAATGTTGACGAATATACGTTTAATGATTTTGATTTTGACGGGAAAAGGCGTAAGGTATATTCAAATGTCAACCTAAGTATCTTTACTGACGATTACTGCAACGCCAATTGCAAATTCTGTGTTGCCCAGCTTAGGTTCGAGAACAAGGGGAAAATGTATAAGAAAAGCAGGATAGCGTCTGATGATGAGTATCTGTCCAGACTTGACGATATACTTAACAGACTTAGACCGCTTAATCCTTCAATATCAATCACAGGAGGGGAGCCTACAAAATCAAGAAGACTCGTGCCAATTCTGGGACTTATCGAAAAATATGGCTACAGGAAAAGAACATTGACTACAAACGGATCAGGTCTGTTTGATATCGTAGAGAATAAACCAATACTGCAACATATTGCGGATAATCATTTTCAGCATCTCAATATCAGTAAAGCTCATTTTGATGAGGATACAAATAAACGCATTATGCAATACGAGAACGGATATTGTAGCAACGATGATATTTACCGTATAGCTATATTCGCTAAAGCCAACAATCTGCGTCCACGCATGAGCTGCTTGTTGCTGAAAGAGGGGATAAATGATATGGACGGGATTATACGTTATCTTGACTATTATAATAGCCTTTGTATCGACAACGTTATATTCCGTGAGACGATGGATTATGATGAGCGCGCAATGAGAAACCATGATAAAATGGCTTATCTCAAGGAGAATAAGGTATATCTGAATGATATATGGAAGTGTATCGATAAAGACAATAGATTTACTCCTATAAAACAACTACTTGGTTACTACTATTATGTGGAGGTATATAAATATCAAAACATAGATATGGTAAGCGAAAGCGCAAACCTAGTAAAGCTGTATGAGCAAAAACAAATTGCCAATGACGTGGTGTTTGAAATGATTTTTCATCCAAACGGCAACCTTAATGGGAGTTGGGTAGATGATGAGGATATATTACTTGCGTATAATCCCTATAAATCCTAAAGACCGTCTTATGCTAAAAATTAAAATAGAGAATTATAATTTATGAAAATAGGAGAACAGACAATAGTATTTTTAGCCGTGAACAAAAACGGTGACGAGGTTATTCTTAACAACGCCCCCGCTCGGCAAGGAGAGATATGGACGGACGAGAGGTCAGCGCACGACAAGGAATATTTCTCTGTCGAGGATCACAATTCGACGATCGTACTTCCAAGAGGTACAATCTATAAGTTAGCAGGTAGGCACCTGACGTGGGAGGATGACCCTATATCTCTTAAATCATTCACTGAGGAACGCCCTCATATAGATATTGAGCTTTGCAAAAAGGAATTTTTCTTATTAGATGAAGAACTGGAAAGTTTTAAAGAATTTTTGAATGATTCTACAAAAAACATCTATCATTCTATTGATGGAGTAAAAATTGTCAAATCAGAAAATGGGGGACTTTGCGGAGTAGGCAGAATACCTCATCGTCTAAGAACTTTATAAAATTACAAATATGAAGACAGCAAAAGATTATCAACAAGAGTTTAGATTAAAGGATGATGAGTTAGCTCAATTCGATGAGTTCTTAAATAATCCTAAACATACATGCTTCCATGGAAAAGAATATTTAATATATAAAGATCCTGATCCAGAAGGGAGTTTTATAATAGTTGGTGTTAATTTCAGGATATTACCAGTCGGAACTCCTATAGTTACAAAAGATGGATCTGTAATTTAATGATGGGTAATTATATAATAAATTATATTTATGAAAAGTAATAAGAAACAAAAAGAACTGGAAGAAAGGTTAGCTTATTTAATAGATAAACCTTTCTTAACGAAAGAGGAACATGATGAGATGGTAAGAATTGGCAATGAGTTGCCAAAGTCTCCTCCTACTACGCTCTCTTTTAATATTCGCCTTGATAAAATGGCTAAATAATCACATATCATTTAAATTTTGAATCATGAAAAAGTGTAAATTGTTAATAACAGATTTAGACGGGACACTGATTGAGACATTGTCAGGGGATACATTCCCTAAAGGTATATGGGATATGAAACTCAAACTCTACGTATTTGAGGCTATCAAAAATTACGCTCCTGATGATATACTAATCATATCAAATCAGGGAGGTATAGAAAAAGGATTCGTGGACAAAGAGATGTTTGAATATAAATTCGATTACATATCAAACGCCTTGGAAGATTACACGGATATATCCGTAAGTGCTTATTACTGCGAAAGCAATAATAAACGCAACGTCAATAGGAAGCCGAATATAGGGATGATAAAAGAGTATATGGATTTCATCGAATACATGAATAACGATGAAGATGAGGAAGAAAAGATCGTATACGATACTATCTTGATGATCGGGGACGCTTCCGGAAAAGAAGGACAGTTCTCCGACTCCGATAAGAAGACGGCGGAAAACTTCGGGTGTGAGTATATGGATGTGGATGATTTTGTGTATAAATATAATAACTGATAACGAAAATAAGAAGGATAGGATGACAATCTCCTATCCTTCTATTATTATGTAAATCCATTTTTGGATTACATTAAGCATCAATAGTATAACTATTTATTTATACTCATCTTTCTTTCCTCGTTATCAAACATCCCATGCAAAATGCAGTTATCATATATACAATTGTTGATCTTCCCTCAGTAGGGTTTTTACCATTTTGGGTAAAAACTTTATAATCAATATCTTTAGTGAACCTATTATCACCAGTAAGCACTCTAATAGCGTTGCCTTTATCAGAATGATTGTAGTGAGGGCATCATATCGTAAACCTACCATATTTCTCAAAAACGCTCCTTTTCTTTCTTGACAATTCTTCCAGTTTAACAAATCCCTTTAATGTTATCATAACAGTCACGGCCTTAGCCTCCCAATATTCATCACCGGGATCAGATCCATATGTAACTAATCCGGAATTACGAGCGGACTGATACGCTTCTATCCTACCTCTCTCGTTCCTAAAAACGTATTTCAATTCCTGTAATAACGGATACATGTTCTTTATCCCGATATAATATCCGAACTGCTCAAAATATTTTGATGATTCACGGATAAGGACACCTTCTCTTGGAATAGACCTTTTAAACATATCAATTACCGGTTCATTCTCCTTTATAGTATCTATAGCTGTATTTAATTCAGCTTGAACCATCCTCTTTTCTTTCTCAATCTTTTCCTTAGCCTCCAAAGCTAATCTAACTTCCTTCTCAGCTTTCATCCTAGCCTCATACTCATCAGCCCATGCTCTTGCTGCTTCTGGAGGATTATTAAAATTTGGCAGTTTCACTAAACCAGTAGTAAGAAGCTCCTTTATTTTAGAATTACACCAAACCTTGAATTTAACATCAAGCCATTGGGCGAAATCTATAGCCACATCCTCATATAACCATGTTCCTCCTCCGTTTTCAGAGCTTCCTCTCATTTTTATAACTAATTGATCCTCAGATATGTGTGTCTGGCTCACAATTGTACTAACTAATTCATTTACATATATTTGTCTTAAATAGTCAACAGGTCTCTTATTATATGGGCGAGCCATATCAGTGGCATTAATAAGAATACCATAACTGGTCTTGATAAAAGCTACATTATTCCCATTGTAATTAAAAATAGTAGACAATCCCATTTCGTTGGATTCAGACGTCAAAATTCCGCTACTATCCTTCACAGAATCTTGATAAATGCTTACATTTGCATTCATAGTTGATAATTATTTATTCCCATCCGTCCGGGATGGATAGGTGGGAATACAAAAATAGCCAATCTGATTGTTTTAAGCAATCTGCTGGCTATTTTTTTTCTTGTCATACTATATCAGCTATCTTCCTCTATCAAAATACCAATTAGCGTCCTCCCCCAGACTCATCCTTATTCCTGCCTCCTAAGAAGAATCCCATCGTCATGCCGTTGGTCATCAGCCAGTAGTTGGATGTCTGCTTAATATCCCTAGCCGTCTTGATATTATACCATTGCTTACCAAACGAGAACTTCATGAGCTGCCTCCATAGTTTGCTCTCGCCCTTATATACGCCGGTCTGGACGGTAGCGAACGGATCCCAGTTTCGAGGATCGGTGAGGTCGCCTAACTTCCGGGCGGTGACCAACGGATCCTGTAGCATGTCTATGGCGTTAAGCTCCATGAACGGGGATGTCTGGGAAGCGATCTCATTGATCGTCCTGAATCCTATATAGGTAATGAACTGTCCAAACCAGCTATCCTCATTATCCTCCCTATATCCCATCAAAGCCCGTCCTATGGCTATCATGGTAGCGAA